CCACTTTGTGGTACCCTAAAGGGGTCTGGAGCATTGTTAGTATGTTTCAGTCACGAAGTGACGAACCACGCCTATCTAGCCTGGATCGCGGGTGTAAGCCCTCAATCTCGACCAGCATAAGCTGTGCGGTAGGTACGTTCGCTCCGGAAACATCGATGGTAGAGGAAAAGGAAAATCCTCAGGCTTAAGCCTTCATTGAACATTCCGTTTACACAAAACCATTTAATGGTGGAACTTGTGTTCCAGGTGTGAAATCTTGTAAATCCTTAAGGACTGATCTCGCGCCTTGCTCTACCTCAACCTCAAATGTGGGGTCTAGGTATTGCTCTACAGCTCGAATCCGGGATAATAATTTATCCTGGTTTCCTGCTGACATGATTTGTTCATAAATGAACTGTAAATCATAATCTGGATTCACCTCGTTAGTAACGCAGGCAATTGCCAGATCTACTTGGTAAGCAATCATACGATTGCTCCAGGTTGCTGACTTGAATCCCCTTTCTGGGGGATTCCCTAGAAGTTCAGCTTGTACTGAAGCTCTAGCAAGTTTACCCTTAAGGGTGAACTTGGTTTCGTAGCCAAGTTTCTTGACAGCCGTCATAGTGTGACGGTAACCAAGATTCTCCCTAAGTTTGTACCTCTTTTGAGCTACAAGAATCGCATCCTTTTGGGCGATTGTTGGGAGTAATTCGAATAGAGAATCGATCAAAAGATCGATTCCATCGTCAACTCTCACGCCTCTTGCAAAGCGGTCTGAGCTGTATTTGCCTAAGGACCTACGTCCGAAGGCATCTAGAGGTTTTCCCTCCAACATATGTTGCAGTAACCTCAGGTGATTGTCTGATAATTCAGACAACACGTTGTCCAAGTCCCAACTCATAAAGTTGGGCGGACACATACCTAAGCCTCCTATGGAGACTGGTAGTTCGACTTGTCGCAGGATATTTCCTGTTTTGTCGTTCTTTGGAAGATGTTTCCACATTCTTCCATAGAATCTCCTGGTACAGAGCACTCTTAGAGTGTTCTCCCAACCAGGAGGAGACCACGCAATTGTCTTAAACAATTGTCGTGCCTTACCGATTGAAGGATTGGTTTCTGCCTCCTTCTCTCGGTCTTTCATCTCAGGTGAGAGTAATCTCACCTTGATGGAATCGACTAGCACGTGCTGATTATAATCAACACGTTGCTTCGATACGAATTTTGTCTCTTCATTTTTGAAGGACAGTCGTTCGCAGTAATAGCCGCCGTTTTCGGCAGCATAATGCTTACCTTCAGAGATTATCATTTGATTTCTCTGATGGTTTTTACCTATGTCCTCCAGGTATTCCTGGGGGCCAATGGCCTGATGGTCATCACCGGCGCAACTAAAGTGGCGCCATGGTAGGTGAATCGGATTGGATTCCTTTAAATCCGCGATGGTCACATCGCGTTTCAGGACCTGCCTTAAGGCAGCTTCCTCCTCTGCAACTAAGTTGAAGAGGGTTAGGACTCCTTTGCAGCCTGGGTCTCCCATTAGGACACCCGTGGCTGTGAGCCAAGTCTCCTCGTCTTCAGACGGGAGCAAGGACTCAAAATGCTCCAGAATCTCCGGGTCCACGCA